TAGATTGAGCTTGATGTGCACTTAAAGTTTAGATCGCTTAAGCTTTAAAAAAGATATTGTTGAAAAAGAGGGTGTTATGACAAAAAGAAAGACTAAAGAAGAGTATGAAAGAATGGGTAGGCCTGATGGATACACTGATGAAATGGCCGACTTTATCTGCGATTTGATAGCAAGTCATAGTTTGAGTGTTGCTAAGCTTATAGAGAGATATGAGCTACCATCGAAAGAAGCGATAACTCTTTGGCTAAGTAAGCATCCATACTTCATGACCAAATATGTTATCGCAAAGCGTATGCAAGCCATTGCAATGACAGATGAAATTATCGATTTGTCGGACTGCGAGACATACACTGATGACAAGGGCGTGAAGCGCGCAGACAGCGGGATGGTTCAGATAGCTAAGATGAAAGTGGAGCATAGGAAGTGGCAAGCAGTGTGTTTAGCTCCGAAAATATTTGGGACTAAGGATGCTGATGATAAAGTCGATGCGATTCATAAAGAAGTCATGGCACAGCGTAAAGAGCGCGATAAGCAGAATCAGAAGGAGTATTAGGGTATATGCACTGAGACATGCAGGAGCCGCGATAAACAGGGCTCCTGCGGTGCTCTAGCCGACTCTTACAGCGATAGAGATGTTATACATAGAGGCAATGTCATCTAGCATCTCATGGACCTCTTCGTCAAAGCGTGTGGCCTCTACGACATAGAGAAGGTCGGCCATCTCTTTGAGCAAGATGTACTCTTCGACTATCTGAGCTATCTGATGTGCTGGCAGCTCAAAGATAAAGACGTGCTCTTTGCTGATGTATCCGTGCACCATCCTTGCGTACTTTCTTATCTCGGATTTTCCTGTAAGGATGTGGATGGGGCGCTTATCGAGTTGGAGCATCTTTCGAAAGGCCTTGCCGTCATTGTTTCTGATGATTGTAACTTGGGATTTTTGAAATAGGTGCATGTCAACCTTAGTGTTGTTTTTTACATTATAGCTTTACTGCTACAATTTTTTCATTTAAGCAGGTTCTATGAGCAAAGAGATAGAAGAGAAAGAAGCCCTCGCATCAGTGCTGCGCGGAAGTCTGATCGAGTTTTGTAAGTATTTCTTCCCCATCCTTACGAGTAGGGAGTTTATTGTAAGTCAGCCCGATGGCAGAGAATCACATCACATTACTATTGCTAAAGCTTTAACGCGTGCTGCAAGGCTAGAGATACCGAGTCACAGGCTTCTGATCAATACACCCCCGGTTAGCGGTAAGAGCCTGCTAATGACAATGTTCGTAGCCTGGACAATGGCCCAACATCCTGATTCTAAATACATCTTTGTAAGCTATAGCAAAACCTTGGCAGACAAGATGACCGAGCAAATTAAGCGAATTATGGATCTCCCTCATTACACATATCTTTTTGATGTGCACATGAGAAAAGACTCAAAGGCCAAGGATTACTTTCAGACGACTGCTGGGGGTGCTGTTGCAAGCGCTGGTAGCAGCGGAACGATTACTGGGCTATCAGCAGGAGAGCCAGGACTAGACCGATGGTCAGGGGCTTTGGTTCTGGATGATCTACATAAGCCAGATGAAGCTCATAGTCAAACTCTGAGACAAGGAGTTATAGATAATTTCTCCCAAACTCTTATGCAAAGACTCAGGGGGAATAATATTCCTATAATTCTTATCGGTCAGCGCTTACACGAAAGCGATATATCTCAACATCTTATAGACAAGAAGGATGGATACGACTGGGAGAAAGTGATTGTTAAGTCTATCGACCCTGCTGGCAATATCATCTACCCCGAGGTTTTCTCTAAAGAGATGCTCCTTAAGCGTAAAGAGACTGACCCATATGTCTTCTCATCACAGTATCAGCAAGAACCCGTGCCAGCTGGAGGCTCACTATTCAAGCCGGACTGGTTCGTTCTTCTCGATGATGAGCCTGCATTCATTGCTACATTCGTTGTCGCAGATACCGCTGAAACAGCTATGACTTACAATGATGCTACGGCTATCAGCTTCTTTGGTATCTACGAGATAGAGAACTTTGGCGTGAAGACTGGTGTATATGCACTACATTGGATTGATGCTATTGAAGTGCATGTTGAGCCCAAAGACCTTAAAGATACATTTATATCTTTTTGGGAAAACTGCTGCAGAAACAAAACACCTCCAAAAATGGCCGCCATTGAGAAGAAATCGACGGGAGTGTCTCTTATCTCAGCTCTGTCAGAAATGAGAGCGATAAGAATTGTCGATATCCCTCGTAACAGGAGCTCTGGCTCAAAGACTAAGCGCTTTCTCGATGCTCAGCCTTTGGTTGCAGAAAGACTTGTATCTTTACCGCGCTATGCTAAGCACACAGAGAAGTGCATTGAGCATATGTCTAAAATCACAGCTAACGACTCGCATGCAAAAGATGATCTGGGAGATACACTGTCGGATGGAATTAGACTGGGTCTCGTAGAGAAGGTCGTTCTCCATCATGCCTCGGCGGACTCGGACTATACTGACATGGCAAAGTCCCTGACCAGTCACTCGAACTTCCTAGGGCGACTGCGGCATAAAGCTTACACGAGCTAGCTATGTTGATATACACTTAATAATAATTATTTCACGGAGCGAGATTGATGAAAGAAGTAGCTAAGCGCTATCAAGACAGACTCAGCGATATCAAGAAGAAAGTGCGTGAGTCTCATGAGTACTTTGATGAAAACTATAGACGATACAATGACTTCCGCAAATTTGTATTCGAGACATCGCTGACAAGCTCAGAAGTGCAGCTATTAGCTAGCATGGGAAGACCTCAGCTTGAGTTTAACGTTTTAGAGGCTTATATCTCTAGGCTGCTGGGAGAATTCTCTAAGCAAGAGCCTGATATTCTTGTCAATGCATACGACGAGCGCACAGCAGACCCGGCTACTATTGAAGTTGTGCAGCAGCATCTCAAGCACGTATTTATGGATGGTGATAATGCTCACATGAAGTACGAAGTGTACAAAGACCTTCTCTCTGGAGGTTTCTCTGCAGTGAAAGTTTACACTGAGTATGAGCACGCGATGTCGATGGACCAGGTGATTCGCTTTGAGCGCTGCGAGCCTACGCTTGCTGGCTTTGATAAGCTTGCTAAGTTGTCGCACAAAGGAGATGGTCAGTATTGCTTTGAGATGTTTCCAAAGTCTGAGGCATGCATCAAAGAAGAGTATCCCGATTTAGACTTGAAGAAGATTAGCTTCTCTACGGCCTTCGGCGGCTTTAACTGGAGCTATATCTCTGGGGGTGAGAATATTGCTCTGATTGTAGATTACTACGAGAAGAGGCAGAAAGAAGAGACCATTGTTTCTGTGCGTGGCATGGGCGTTATGCTCAAGAAGAAGTACGACAAGATCGTTGAAGAGTGGGATAGCATTGAGATGCCGCCTATTATTATTGGCAAGCCCAGAAAGACTCTGATTGAGCGTATATGTCGATATAGAATCATAGAAAGCGAAGTGATTGAGTACGAAGAGACGGATTTCGATATGCTTCCTATCGTTTTTGTAGATGGCTCATCGATTATGATTAAGGGTCATAATGATGGGGCTGTAAAGCAAGTGACAAGGCCATACGTTTATCACGCTCGCGGTGCTCAAAGACTTAAGAATTATGCGGGTATATCTCTAGCGAATGAGATTGAAAACACGGTGCAGCATAAATTCATGGTAGCTAAAGAAGCGCTTCCAAAAGAAGAAGAGCTACTTACAGCTTATAAAGATGTGCAGAATGCCTCGGTCCTTGTGTATAACTCGGTCTACGAGAAGAATCCTTCTATGCCGATTATGAATCCTATTCGCGAGATTCAGCGCGCTCCATGCCCTCCTGAAATCATTGGCGCTTTTACGGGTTCCGATTCTCTTATTCAAAACGTATTAGGTTCTTACGATGCATCCCTCGGAATTAATAATAATCAGCTATCAGGCGTTGCTATTGTGGAGGCAGCTAGTCAGTCTAATGCCACTGCTATGCCTTATATCGTCGGGTGCTTACAAGGATTTCAAAGACTGGCTCAGATATATGTATCCCTTATTCCTAAGTATTTCGTCACACCTCGGAGCGTTCCTATTATTGATGGCGACGGTCAGCGTCAGTTCGTTCGTGTTAATGAAGAGGATGTTCCTTCCTTGGATTATGACCCGAATGTACTTAATGTCACTCTGAGCGCAGGCGCTAGCTTCCAGGTTCAGAAGTCTCGCACGATTAACATGGTCAAGGAAGTTATGGGTATGTCTCCAATCTTTAGCGAATTCATGTCTGAGAAGGGTCTGCATTTTATTCTGGATAATATGGACGGTAAAGGCATTGAAGAGCTGAAGTCTTTGACTGCAGAGTGGACAGAAGAGTTAAATCAGCGCAGACAACAAGCAGAGCAGCAACCCAACCCTGCTCAAATGAAAGCAGAGACCGATGCAGCTAAGCTTGAGCAACAAACCAAAAAGGATGATATGAACTTCCAGATGGACATGGCTAAGCTGAATCAAGACAACAAAGAGCTAGAGGCAAAGATAGCTATGCAGAAGCAGACGACTAGCATGCAGCTTATCAAAGCTATGACAGAAAACATGAAAATAGAAAAAGATTACGCGTTAAAAACAAAGAGTTATCAAAGCAAAGCTGGGCATGATGCCATGAAGCTTATGCACGATATTATCAAATGTTCCAAATAAGGAGATTAAGATGTCTAAGAAGATTAGCTATTACGAGCTGCAAAACGTACCCATGAGTTCTCTTCAAAAGCAGTACAAGATGACTCCGACACAAATCGAGCATCAAGTTAGAAGGCAAATGGATGGTGCGAAGTCTGAAGAACGGTCTAAACTTTATGAAAGCATCTACAGCAAGAAGGAATAGCTTATGCCAATGAAGCCTGGAAAGTCCAAGAAGGCAGTTTCTTCTAACATAAAAGAACTCGCTGGCTCTGGTCGCGACATGAAGCAGGCTATTGCTATTGCTTTGAGTCATGCTGAAAAGAGTAAATCATCTAAAAAAGGAGTTAAAAAATGAGAGTAGCATTTATAGCAGCGAAAGAGATCGTGGTTAAAGGCGTTGATACGATTTTTGATTTAGTCGCAGACGATTTAGACAAAGAGCTTATCTCTGAGATTCGCGACTTAGCAAGAAAGCTTCTTAAAAAGGCTGACGAAGAAGAAGCCAGACTTCTAGGATAGAATCGCACTTACTAGCTATGATGGGCAGATGGGCTGCCCTCGTAGTCCCGTCTCCATCTCTAATAAAAGGAATTATCATGGCTAAGGTATATCAACTTCCAATCCCTGTCCCAGGCACAGTGGATGTTTTCCCTGCACAAAAATACGCTATCTTTGGCGATGACTTGGCAGCAGTAACAACAGCGGGCTACTTGAATGACGCATCTCTGGACACTTTTCCAGTCTCTCAAAATGACATTATCTCGGCCTTCTATAGCTACGACATTAATACAGGCTCGGGCTCTTACGCTCTTTTCACTGTATCTATCAGTAACTTAGGGGTCATCACTCTATCTGCATGGGCAAACCCAGGAGAAGTTCAGCTTCCTACGGTTCTTGGGGACTTTGCTGTTTTTGCTGATGCGTCAGGCACAATCAAGAGCATTCCAAAAGCGAGCGCTACAGAAGCGTCTAACGCAGTAACAGCTAGTGGGCAGGCGGGGGTGATTACAACATCTGCGTTAACTACTGCGAGTTCTGGAAGCTATGCGATTACCTGGACGAATGCTTTGATTTCTGCGACAAGTGTTATTCAGCTTACACTTATGGGTGGAACGAATACTGTTAAGAGTATTCAGTTTCAAGCAGTTCCAGGTGCTGGCTCAGCAACTTTAACAATTTATAATGTTGGTTCTGCTGAGGCGCTGGACGGAAGCGTAGTCTTGGCTTATACTGTTCTATAGTAAGACACGACGTGTTGTTTGAGTTTCTTCGGAGACTCCGTTTCTTACACTCCTGCCTCTAAAAAGCATGACTCACTCCCTGTACTAATCACTCCAGGGACATAGCTTTTTAGGGGCTTTTTGCTTTCTATATCCTTAATCACCGGCAGTTATAATACTGTGTTGCTGATGCACAATCTCTCTGCTACTCTCTAAATGTGCTTATGCACAGTAATTACTTACGAGACCCATGCGTAGTTGGGGCATTTTAGCGTAACGGCGTAATAGTTCGGACACCTATCCGTTTTTAGGGATTTACCGTGGCGGGGTTAATAGCTTAGAGGGAACTTATGGATAATGTTAATGCATCAAACGAAAACTTTAGCGCTAGTCAAGATAGTGTTGAGCAGGCTCAAAAGACTCAAGAAAGAACGTTTAGACAATCTGACTTGAATGACATTGTAGGCCGAGCTAAGCATGAAGCTGTTGAGAGCTATAAGCGCCAAAACGCTAATGCATCTCAGGGCTCTTTGTCAGCAGATGAAATACGCAGACTTACAAGTGAAGAAGTTTCTCGTCAGAGAGACAAGTGGCAGGCGGAGCAGCAGGAAGCGGCAAACGCAGCTACAGTTCAGCGCATAGTGAGTGCATATCAATCTAAAATAGCTGGCATTGAAGAAAAGTATTCTGACTATAAAGACGTATCTAAAGGCTTGAACATGGGTGTATACCCTAACGTTGTTCAAATGCTAGCAGAGAATGTCGATAATGCGGATGACGTGCTTTATGAGTTATCTAAAAATAGAAGCAAGCTGAATCAGCTGCAGTCAACTTATGAAAGAAATCCGGGTGACGCTGTATACGATCTGCAACGGTTGGCAAATTCTATCAAAGAGAATACTAAAGTCATGTCGTCCAAGCAGGCGTCTGCACCATTATCTCAGCAACGACCCTCTACCCCTGGTGCCGGCTCTCCAGCTTCTTCCATGTCAGCTTTGAAATCAAAGTACCGCGGATAGATGCTGGGAGCTCTTTATAATGGAATATATTGAGGAGTCCTTAAATGGCTGTTTATCCAAGTAATATCTTACAACAAGTTCAAACGTACCAACGTTCTAGCTTAGCTTTACTACAAAACTTGTGCTGTCACATTTCCACTGCGAACACAAAGTTCAAGGATTTTGACAAGATTCAAGCTAACTTAGGCTCGACTGTAACTTTCGACTTGCCACCACGCGCAACAACATCTTCTGGTCTAGTTGCTTCTTGGCAGTCCGCTACTCAGCGCGTTCAAACATTGACTTGCGATCAAGCTAACAATGCTGCATTCAGCGTAACTTCCCAGGAAAGAATCTTTAACCTTGAAAAAGGCGAAGAAGATTACATGAAAATCTTTGGTAAGTCTTTCATCGCTGAGCTTGCTACTAAAGTAGAAGGCAACGTTGCAAAGAACTGGGATTCCAGTGTTCGCAGTCAACTAGATAACAGCCTGAACTCCTATTCAGGGCCTTATCGTTTTTATGGTAACGGTTCCACTGCTTTATCTTCTTATCAGCAGTTGGCTCAAGCTATCATGTTCTTCAAGAACTACGGCGCTGTTCATGATGGTATCAGAATGTACCTTCCTGACACTGTTGTTCCAGGAATTGTTGGAAGCGGCTTGAACCAATTCGTTCCTCGTCGTAATGATGAAATTGCTAACTCTTGGGAAATCGGTTCTTTTGGAACTCCTCTTGTAGACTATTATCAGTCCAACTTGATGCCGTTACACGTTTCCGGTAACACAGGTGTGAATCAAAACACATTGACTGTTGTTTCTACGAACGATCCTACAGGCCAAAACATCACACAAATCACTGTAAGTGGCGCCACTGCATCTGATGCACAAGCTGTATTTTCAGGCGATTTGTTCCAGTTCCAAGATGGCGTTTCCGGTCAGCCTAACATGCGTTATTTGACTTTCATCGGTCACTTCCCAAGCGCTAACCCAGTGCAGTTCCGCGTAACAGCTGACTCTGCTGCTGATGGCGCAGGAAACGTAGTTCTGAACATCTTCCCAGCTCTAAACTCTGCTGGCGGACAAAATCAGAACTTAAACAACGCTGTTAC